GTTTTATATTATAGTAAGGTTTTATTTTTTTAAATTACGAAAACCCGATCGCGTTCATATAAATGTTTCCGTAAAGGTTCGATAGGGTCATGAGTGCGTGTTTGTCTTGGGTGACTGAAACGTCGGATGTCATGGCATAAAAGTTGACGTTCGTCATGGCGGACGAAATGTTTATATCACCCCCACTCGCGAGTATAGGAATAACGATTTGTGCGCCTGTTATGAGATTGGAGAATACGAGATTCGAAACGTCGGTTGTAGAAACGATGAGTGGTGCCGTTCCGTACGTTTTTTCTTTTGCGTCTACCGTTATTGTACCTGAAGTTACCGAAGCCGTTATATCCGTATTCGTTAATTTTATGTTTTGTGAAGTTGTGTTTCCTGAAACGGTTAGATTGTTTGCTAAGGTGATTGTATTTGCTGTAACAACATTTGTTACTACACCCCCGAGGGTAAGTACATTTGCGGTTACGTTTGCACCATCGTATACACTTACTACATCGTCTAATGCAAATGGTGATGCCTCAATGGTTAACCCTCCAATGGTAATGTTATCTGCTGAAACGTTACCTGAAACCGTGAGTACGTTGGACCCGAACGTGTTTACTGTAAGATTTGCAGATCCCGTTGGCCCAATTGCTACGTTTGAACCTTCTTCAGATATGTTATCGAATAGGGAACCACCTAATCCACCTGAATCGTAAATTTCGCCTGTGGTAGTATCGTACGATAAAACGTTTCGTGTTGGTTCCGCATAATCTGGGTCGAGTTGTATTGTATCTACTACAAAAAAACCGTTTTTGGAGCCTGATGTTAAAGATTGTAATGTAATTTTATCATCGAATGCAATGTTTGAAGCTATTTTTATACCGGTTGTTACATTTGAAAACTGGACGACGTTAGATGTTACGTTACCTTCATCGACAACACTCGCTAACGTTGGTGTTGCCGTTTGTACATTCGAAAGTGTACCACCATCACCTATAAATTTAGTTGCTGTAACATTTCCCGAAACAACTACGTTACCGGAAGTTGTTATAGAGGTTACTGAATCCGTAGCTGAAATTGTAGACGCACTTATAGCATTGGAACCTGATATTTCTCCGTAAATAGCATTCGTAGCAACAACATTATCGGAAACGACGTTACCGTTCAAAGTAATTACACTTACATTATCCCCTGAGACGTTACCATAAAGTGTAATCGCACTTACATTATCACCCGAGACGTTACTGTTTACGGTAATTGCCGTTAAATCACCAGACGTGAGTGTTAAATTGTTTTGTGCGATAATATTACCAAGAACACGGAACGTAATAAGATTTGCGTCTGTATATAATACATGGTTATCCGTGACGACATTATCCGTGTACCCAAGCACTAATTCGTGTTCGTAATTATCTTGACTTTCGGGTTCGCCGTGGTGTATAAACGCGACGTTATGTTCGGGGTGTCCCATAATTATACCAACATCGAGTGAATGTGACACGTTGTTGTTCGCTATACCCAAAACGCGATCATTAATGACTAAAGAGTTTGACTCGATAGTGAACGTGTTACCTAGAACTGATAAATTACCAGTGATTTCAACATTTGACGATATCGTAGTTGTATCACCACTATATTCTATTACCGAATCGTGTAAAAACTTATCCGAACCTACGATTGGTACGAAACCTGATGTTAACCCCGAAACCTGTATGTTACTTCCAACGTGAACGTTACCACTCGATATAAAACCGGTTGTTGCATGAGTTGATTCGATAGTATTTGTAGTAGAGTTACTCCACGACGTAACCATATCCAAAGTTTGGTTATTTGCACTCAAATTTGAAGCGAGTATTTTTTTGAGTTCATTACCTGAACTATTCACGTAAACGTAAGTTGGCTGCGCGTAAACTTCTTCCGCGTTTGGAATATCGTTCGAACGACCAACACCCGTAACAAGAATTTTTTCACCGGATTTAACAACTATACCAACGTTTTGTATTTTATCTGTATTACTAAAAGGAACCGTGTTCATTAACTCACCGGGTGTGGTGTTACTTACATAAAGTATTTCACCTTTTTGAAAATTTGTGTTAAACGCCATACCAAAAGTACCAAAAGTGACGACGTGTCCGTTATTGCTTGTGTCTATATTACCATCCATGATAATACCTATAGCAGGCATGGTTGAAGCGCTCGATGAATCTGCTTTTCTTACTTCGGGTGTATCTCCCGAACCATCGTGTATGTAAACAACATCACCTTTTGAAAGTGCTTCACCCGCTTTAACTTCTATAGATGTAAAATCTACGTAATCGTCTATCCAGTTTCCATCGATATAAAGTAAACTTTTATGATCATCTGGGCTCGTTATAATGACATTAGAGAGTTGACCGAGTTTAACACCTACATTAGACGTGAGATCGGTCGTAAACGCCGTGTGTGCGTTCGTAAACTGAACCGTATTCGATGTTGAATTACTCGTATCCGTGACTTGTTGAAGAGTGACGTTCGAGAGAATACCACCGTCACCTTTAAAGAACCCGGACGTTGTTTCTATATTTCCGGATGCATTCACGTTACCATTCAAAGTAATTGCCGTTAATTCACCCGACGTGAGTGTTAAGTTGTTTTGTGCTATTATGTTACCGTAGACGTGTAAATCTATGACGTTAGACAAATCCGGTACGATTTCAGTATCTGACGCACTATTTAATGTGTACCCAATCATCATTTCATTTTCATCACCTCGGAACGTTACGGTTGGGTTAGACTCGTTTGCGGGTTGTTGCATGATAATACCAATATCGGTAGACGCACTCGGGTTATTGTTCGCGAGGGATATGATTGGATCTTTAAATACCGTGTTTATGGTATCAATGAATGTCGTCGTACCTTCAACCGTAAGATTACCTGAAATAATCGCATCTTCACTAACTTCTAACTTTTTTGATTTTAAATAATTCGTCGCATTAACGTTACCTGTAACGTTTAATATATCCGAACCTATATCGTCAACGAACAAATTCGAACCAACATCTAACGTGTGTATACCATGTGTATTCTGTATACCAACGTTACCGTTCGTAATCAAAGCTGGGCCATTTGCATAGTTAAACTGAACCGTTCTAGAAGCGGTCGTATTACCTTGTAAAACGATATTGTTTAAATTCAAGTTTGAAAGATAATAACTATCCCCGTGGTAAAACGCGGCGCTTACGTTACCAGATGTTGTTATTGTATTTCCCGTTATTGCGGGGTCATCTACGAACGTGTGTGAACCTATAGATAATTTTTTCGTTAACGGGTTATTATTGGATATACCTATTGCATCGGTACTTTCAAGATCTGTCGTTTTTATTTTACCTGAAACTACGAGTTTAGAATCAATTGCACCTGAATCTATGGTAACTTGTGTTCCAGAAAAAAGGCGTTGGGCGCGTACATTACCTTCGACTTTTATAGCCTCTTCACCCGTATTTGAAAAAAATACAGTATCACTAACCGATAATAAGTGTTGTGGATTTGTGTTTGATATACCTACATTAGAACCGGGTAACGTGGTAAATGCTGTTGTTACGTTAGCAAAGTGTGGTATACCATTGGAGACGACGTTCCCTTCTATAGTAACATCGTCTAATGAAATACCACCTAAAAGTGACGTTAAAACGTTCGTATCGACGATTTCTTTGGTCGTAGAATCGTAACCTATAAAAGTTGCACCTCCTATAGTTGCTTGTCTCAAAGGTGTCATGTAAATACCACCTGCGTTAGATGCATCTATCTCTTGATCTGAGGCATTGAATACGATCGTGTTTTCAGCCTGGTTGTCCGTAGCGTGTTTACCAAACCGGATTTTGGTAGACCGCTCGATGGTAGGTATGTTTTTAACCATTTAATATAGGTGTGTATTTTAATTTGCGTAAATGAGGCCGGCCATGCCATTTTCAATACGAAGTATGTTATAGTTAACCGCGTATATGGGATCGTTAATGGTCATGGACTCACTTATTATTTTTGCTGAATCTAATCTACTGAAATTGAGTGTTCCCGTTGGTTGAAGTGAACTTGTTGATAAACAGAAACAGTGTAAAAAGAAATCGGGCGACGTAACAAATGTCGTATGGTAATAGTTTGGTATTTCCATGAAATGGGGTTTACCGAACTTAAAATTACATATATCTAAACCGTTTATTTCAATTTTTACCCTATTGGTATCGGATGTAAGCGCACCACCGGTACTCGTATCCGAACACGCGAGGTATTTAACCGGGTGGTTAAATGTAAGTTCCTGTACGAGTTCTCTCGAAGGAATACTTTTTTGTACCTGGGTAATGAGCAAATCGTGGTTTCTGGAGACGATGTTACCACGTTCTTCGTTATCTAAATAATAATAGTTCGAGTAACAATCGAATTCGTAGTTACCAGCGTCTTGTCCCCAGTGTATTCTGATTTCGACTTCGTGGTATTGTAAAGCGACTATGGGTAAAGCACACTGTGGACCTTCGCAGAAAAAGAACCGTAACGGGTAAAAATACGAACGGGAACTTATACCCGGGTGTGTACCTAAAGCGCTTTTCGATATATTGTTCGCGAACGTATCTATGGCGATCTTTTCCGTGAACGTGGCGTCCTGTGTATCTATAACCTGACCACCTATGAGTAGTTCGACTTTATCTATGAGGGTATCCCACCTTTGAATATCGAGTGCTTTTGTGTTATTGTGTATCGCGAAATACGTGTATCCTAAAAGGTCACCGGATCTCGTAAACTTGACCGATGACATAGCGTTACTTTTCACAGTTCCCTGTATAGTTTGTTTTTCTATGGATTGTGAAAAGTTAGAATGCCGTTTAAACGTCGAGCTAAAAAACGATATTTCTGGCTTTCCCATAATGTGTTCATCTTGAGCACCTATGGCAATGAGTTGAACTACACCAGAAGACATTTATAATAAGAAAAGGTTAAAAAACGTCCTGAAATTATTCATATGGTAAATTTCTTTTTTTGCATACAAATCTAAAAACAAAAACTGCGTCGCCACAGTCTGCCGCTGCACCGTCCTGTTTATCTAAATTGAATGTCAATCTATCGATCTTTCGAATGGGATTATAGTATTGTTGAATGATTGGATACTCGTTTCTAAAAAATACGGCTTTTTGAGCACCTGAAGACGCGTGTAATTTGTGTTCACATACGATCGTACCAAATACACCGTTTAAGTGATTATCTGCGTCATCGAGATCGTTTTTACCACGTTGACTGAAGTACGTTTTGAGTTCTTCTATGCCTATGTGTATACACCTTTGACTATCACCGAGAGTATTTATACTCGCGGCTAATAACTGTGCTTGAACAACGTTCTCTAGTGGGGTTGGTAAATACAGAGTAAAGTCGGTATCACTCGCAGTATCCAGATTATCGAGTACAACTGTATGGTGTTCGCATTCGAAATCAGGTAAGGTTGATTGACTAGTCACTAAAGCCATTTATATATACTGGAGATTTTACTTCATCTTGTAACTCGCTTGTCCGACAACCAATTTTTGGCCGTCGCAAACACCGCCCCGGCTATCCGAGTAGTACGATTTACCGAGACACTCTTCCTTGGATTCGAGATCGAAGAGCGAACCTTCACTGACGACTTCGATGTCGACTGGGGCTGGTGTATAGTAGCTCGTTTTAAGCATTTGGAGGACGCAGAGTATAGCAAAAACTATGACAATCGCCCTGAGCGTATTTCTGTTCGTGGTGTTGAGTTTAATCATTTGTTATGGACTGAGATTTTTTTATAAAGTGCGTTAAAGAAATTAGAATAGTTTCAATATAAAG